GCAGGCCACCATTCAAATGGGATGAGGACATCGAAGACGAAATCCTCACGCGCATCGTCATGGGGGAGGCTGTCCTGACCATTTGCGGCCCGGATCGCAATGCCTTCTTGCCTAGCGAGACGACCTTCTATTCAAGGGTAGCTGACGACAAGGACTTTGCGGAGAAGTACGCGCGAGCCAAGGAGGCTCTGGCGCATCGCTACGTTGAGGAAATCAGGTCGATCGCGATGGCGGCAACACCCGAGAAGGTTGGCGTTGCGAGGTTGCAAACCGATGTGCTCAAATGGACTGCCGCTCGGCTGGCCCGGCGGCACTACGGGGACAAGGTGGCTGTTGGGGGCGATGAAGACATGCCACCGATAAAGACAGAGGACGCAAGTGCAAGGATGCTCATCGAAAGCCGCCTCGCTGGCCTCGCTGCCCGAGGATCAGCGGAAGGCGATACTGGCGGAGCTGACGAGTGAGCAACTTCGGGACCTGGCTCATGACTGGTTGTTCTGGGCTCGTCCGGAACAGCTAGAGCCCGAGGGGGATTGGGCGGCATGGGCCATTCTGGCAGGCCGGGGGTTCGGCAAGACTGAAGCTGGAGCCCAATGGGTTCGGAAGCGGGAAGCGGCGGGGGCGCGAAGCATCGCGCTTGTGGCGGAGACATACAAAGACCTTGTCGAGGTCATGGTGCCGAGGTTGCTGGCGATATACCCGCCAGATGAAGCGCCCGAAGCCAGATATCGACCTGTAAGGGTGAACTGGCCAAGCGGGGCCGTCGCATATGGGTACGTGGGCAACGAGCCAAGCCAGTTGCGGGGGCCGGAGTTCGACACCGCGTGGGTCGATGAATTTGCGAAGTACCGATACGCCCGCGAGTTGTGGGATATGCTGCAATTCACCATGCGCTCAGGCACGGACCCGAGGACGCTGATAACGACGACGCCGCGGCCGATCCCGGTGTTGAAGGAAATCCTGGCGGACCGGGAAACTGTGGTCACTCGGGGCAGCACGTTCGATAACGCCGCCAACCTGGACCCCGGGTTTTTGCAGAGGGTTCGGAGCCGGTACGAGGGAACCCGCCTTGGGCGGCAGGAACTATTCGCTGAAATACTGGACGATGTGCCCGGCGCGCTGTGGACGTATGAGATGATCAGCCATGGCGACACGCCGGAACTAACCCGGATCGTGGTGGCCGTTGACCCGTCTGGAGCTGGCGGAAGCGAAGACAGCGCGGATGAAATCGGCATAGTCGTCGCGGGTAAGGGTGTTGATGGCAGGGCATACGTTATCGAGGACGCCACCTGTGTCATGTCGCCAGCCGGGTGGGGGCGTCGGGCGGTGGAGAGATACCACGACCACAAGGCTGACCTGATCGTTGCCGAGCGCAACTTTGGCGGGGCTATGGTTGAGTCGGTAATCCGGGTGGCAGACAGGAATGCAAACGTGCAGCTGGTGACAGCGTCGCGCGGCAAGGCGGTGAGGGCTGCGCCCATTGCCGCTCTCTACGAGCAAGGGAAAGTCACACATGCCCCGGGGCTATCGAAACTGGAAGACCAGATGTTGCAGATGACCACGACAGGCTACATGGGTGAGGGCAGCCCGGACCGAGTGGACGCCCTTGTATGGGCGCTGACGGAGTTGATGCTTGGGCGGGCGCCTTCAATGGGCATGTTGGTCAAGAAGTCTAACAGGGGATCGGCGTGACCGTGCAGCTTAACAACCGGCAAGTGGCCGCCGCGCGCCGCATCATGGCCGTCAATGCCTATGGCAGCGTCGGTTCGGTTGCGAGCCTGTTGCAGCAATCTCAGAACTTCAAGCACAACATCGGCTACGACTTCGGATATCCGCTGACGGCGGAACTGTCTTTCACCTACTTCTATGACCTGTATAAGCGCCATGGCCTGGCGCACGGCCTTGTCACAAAGACGGCTGGCAAGACGTGGCAGGACCATCCGAGGCTTCTCGAAGAGGAGGCCCGAGCTGGCGATGAGACGGGAATCGAAGCCGCCATCCGCCAACACTTCGATGATATCCGCTTTTGGCAGCAGCTGCAGGAAGCAGACACGCGGTCAATGGTCGGCAAGTATGCTGGCGTCATCTTCCAGCTTGGCGACGGGGCCGCATATGACCAGCCGGTCAAGTCGGTTCGTGGGGGCATCAAGGGCCTCATATCCGTTCTGCCCGCATGGGAAGGCCAGTTTGAGCCCAGCCAATGGGTGAATGATCCGACCAGCCCGAACTACGGCAAGCCGAGTCTGTTTCGCTTCAACGAGAGCGCTGTTGATCCGGAGAATGGCAAGGTCAGGTCGTTCATGGTTCACCCTGACAGGTGCATTGTGTGGAGCCGCGACGGGACGACATTCGGAGATAGCAAGTACGAGCCGATATACAATGCGCTGGCGGACTGGGAGAAGATCAGGGGCGCAGGCGGGGAAGGCTTCTGGAAGAACTCCAAGGGCCAGCCTGTTCTGACGGCCGCCCCGGATGTGGACTTCACCCAGCTTGCCACCATGTTGGGGACCACGCTGGACGGATTGGCGGATGCGCTGGACGAGGTAATGGGCAAGTGGTCCAAGGGCTTTGACGATAGCCTTGTGTTGCAGGGCATGGACGTAAAGACCCTGCCCGTTGCGCTGCCTGGCAACCCTGAACAGTATATGCAGGGGCCGCTGCAAGAGATCAGCGCCGCTTGGCCGATGCCCCAGAAGGTGCTTTCCGGGATGCAGACAGGCGAGCGAGCCAGCACGGAAGACGCCCGGGAATGGGCGCAAACATGCATGAGCCGAAGAACCAACATGGTGATCCCCAACATCATGGATATGGTGCGCAGGTTCGAGCGCTGGGGTATGTTGCCAGAGCGTGACTGGTATGTGGAATGGCCCGATCTGACGGCCCCGACGCTGGATGAAAAGCTGAGCATCGGGGAGAAGATGGCCAAAATCAACCAGGCCATGTTCGCGCAAGGTGAGGTTGTGTTTACGGAAGACGAAATCCGCGAGGTTGCGGGTTACGATCCGGCAACGCAGGAACAGCTTTCCGAGCCGATGGACGCGGAAGATGAGGGTGCCGCGGTTGTTTGACGCCTTCATCGCAAAGCAGCCTGCCGTGCCGTCTTCGCAAACGAACCCTGTTGGCCAGACGCAAAGGATCAAGCGAACACGCTCCCTGATTGCCGCCGATATCCGAAGGGCGCGCGATATGGTTCTCGGGCATGTGGAGGGGTGGCAGTACACCATTGCCAACGAGATGCGAGCCAACGCCTTCTACGACTTCTTTGTGGACACTGCGCAACTGGAGGCCATCGTGGATGCCATCCAGCGGGCGCTAGCGGGCGGCGCTGGTGCTGATGGGGTGCGGCAGGCAGCGGCGGGCGCATACCGAGAGGGGACCGCAAGGGCCGTTGATAACCTTGCTGGCCTGAGTAGTGACTACCCAAGGAAGGCCGTGCAAAGGCTTGCTGACGGTGACGTACTGCGCCGGGCTACCATGGCAGGGGCTCGCGCGTTTGAGCAAATGTCAGGGTTTGCAGCACAGGTCGCCAAGGACTTGTCGAGGGTTCTGTTCGACGCTGTCCAGAGCGGGGAGAACCCGAGGCAGACGGCAAGGATCATTCGGGACCGGTTCAAGATCAGCCTGGCGCGGGCGCTCATGATCGCGCGAACGGAAATCACCATGGCGCACAGGCGCGGGCGCTGGGATGAGGCGAGAGACGCAGAGGAGCGTTTCGGTATCAGAACCATGTTGCTGCACAACAGCGCCCTTATCGCCGGGCGCACACGAAGAACACACGCCGCGCGCCATGGTGGGCTGTTCACGAGAGAAGAAGAGGCAGCATGGTATTCCACCGATGGAAACGCAATCAACTGTCTGTGTAGTCAGACCGAAGTGACGGTGGACAAGAACGGGAAGCCGTTGTTTGGAGAGAAGCTCATAGCCCGCATGGCGGAACGCAGAACGCAGTTCATTGCCGCTGGAGTTGAACCGGGGAGTACGTAATGCCGATGGACAGTGGAAACAGGAAAGACGAAGCAATGAAGATTCCGGCCTTGAACTTCGCGGCTGGCGAGCGCATCCGCGCAAATGTTCGGTGTAACGTCCAGTCCGACAATGTGCGCCGCGAAAAGCGCGATGGCCGTGACGTGATCATTGTTCCGAGCTACACGCTCCCTGACAACATCGTCATGAACGGCATTCTCTATCCGGAGGGTGAGATCGCCAAGGGCTACAAGACGCTGGAAGGTACGCCCGCCCCCTTTGGCCACCCGACCGTGAACAGCATGTTCGTTTCGGCCAAGTCGCCACTCGGGCTGAATATCGGCTACTTCGGCGCATGGAACGCCAATGTGACGCGCGTCAATGGCCGGGTATTTATCGAGAAGGTGATTGACGTTGAGCGCGCCGCCGAAAGCGCGATGGGCCGCCGGGTTCTTGCCGCTATCGAGGCGAAGACGGCCATCCACACGTCAACGGGCCTTCTCATGAACATCCGCAAGTGCGAGGTTTCTAATCTTGCTGATTGGGAAGGCTATGACATGGAGTTTGACCACGACGCGATCCTTCTGGACGAGGAGGGCGCGGCAACCCCGGAACAGGGCGTCGGGATGCTGGTCAATGATAGTCGGGTGAGGGTGGTGAACAGCGATATTGCCGAACGCATGGATGATCAGGTCGATGCGATCGGTATGGAACTGCTTGCGGCAATGAACCGCAGGGAGGCTGCGTCAAGATGGGCGCAGATCAAAGACGCGATCGCGGAGGCCTTTGGCCTCGGTCGCGGTGTGGAAACCGTTCCGGATTCAAAGGAGGCTATGAACATGGCTGATGGGAACGATACCGGCGGCGGCCTTGAGAAACTGGCCTCTCGCATGGACAAGATCGAAGAGCGGATGACCGCGATGGATGAAGCGATCTCCAACATGGGCAAGAAGACCGACGCCCATGAAGATGTCGTGAATGCCATCAAGGCAGACCGCGAAGCCGATAGGGCCGCACTGGTCAACAAGGCTGTGGAGGCGAAAATCCTCTCGGAAGACGACGCCAAGGCTACCCCCATGGCGGCGCTCAAGGCGCTTGTGAACGCTCACGAGGCCAAGTCGGACCCGGAGCCAATTCCCGCGCCGGGTATCGCTGGCGGGTTCAACGCCAACCGCGACAATGTTGCCCTGTTCTCGCCTCTTGGCGTGACGAAAAAGGAGGCATGATCAATGACCACCGCGAATGTCGTTTTCTCGGGCCCGGCGGACAAGGTTCGCCCGATTACCCGGGACGCCCCGATCAAGACGGGCGAAACCATCCTCCCCGGCCACCTCGTCGCGCTTGACAGCAACGGCGAATGGGTTGGGGTAACCACGCAGGGCGGGGCCATCGGCTTCTGCATCGCTGACATGAACGTCATCGAGCAGAAATCGGCAACCGAGGCCCTGACTGCTGGCGACAACGCCAAGGCCTTCGTGCCGGAAGTGGGCTGCACCTACAATCTGGTCCTTGCCACATCCCAGACCATCGTGAAGGGTGACGCGATCACCTCTTCAGCGACGGCGGGGCTGGTTGAAAAGGCCACCACCACTGGCGCGACCGTCGATGAAGTCCTCTTCATCGCGGAAGAAGCCGTAACCACCACCGGTGCCACCGCCCGCATTCGTGTTCGTCACGTTGCTTCGGGCGTTGCCGCAACCGCGTAAGGAGGCATTCACAATGCTTTACTTCGATCCCGCCTTCGCCACGAACACCCGTTCTGGCGAGGCTCACCGCGAGCAAGCGGCGCACGTTGCGAGCAGACGCGCTCACTTTGCCTCGCACAATGCGCAGTTCCTGGGCGCAAACGGGCTGTTCCGGGCGGCCAACGCTTCCGCGATCATCCCGCAAGATGTGTACCGCGAGTTCGAGTCTCAAACCAAGGAACTCATGCGTGCGCCAAACCTTACCCTTCTGGGCGACCTTATGCCTCTGGCAAAGGGCCTTCCTGTGGGCAAGGTGGAACACGTCTATCGCAAGGCTTCGGACAGCGGCGTTGTCGTGACCGACCTTGAGGGTTCTTCGCCGGTCGAACTCGACAAAGCCGACTACATCTATGATTCGACCATCAAGGTTGTCCACCGAGCGGGCTTCGGTCGTTCGTGGATGGAAATGGAAGGTCAGCGTTCGGAAGGCTTTGACGGGCTGGTCGATGACCAGGCCAACTCTGTGCGGAAGATGCAGGAAATGATCGCGTCGCACATCTACAACGGCGCGGACGTGACGTTCAAGGGCACGGCGGCGGTTGGCATCAAGAACTCAAGCCGGGTTGCCTCGGTGGACCTTGACGCTTCCGGCCTTAACATCGACTTCACGTCCAGCGCTGCCACGGCGGCGAATATCCGCTCCGCGTGGATTTCGCTGGTGGACACGCTCAAGATCACCAACAACGTCGGGCAGAACATTACGTTCTACGTGTCGCGGGAGATCATGAGCAACTTCCAGCGCTATTTCAGCACTTCCGACGTGGGCTTCGGCACGATCCTTCAATCCCTGCTGAACCTGAACGCTGTGGCAGCGATCAAGGAGGACGCGCAACTTTCCGGTAACGAGGTGATCGGCCTCGTTCTGGACGCGCAGTTCATCCGGCCCTTGGTCGGCATGGCTGTAACCACTGTCCCGCTGACCAGGTCGAACCCGTTCGACAATTACAACTTCATCACCTGGGCCAACGTGGGCCTTGAGATCAAGACGGACTACAGCGGCCGCACTGGCGTGCTGTACGCCCGCGAGATCGCGTGATAGAATTGGCTGGGGCGGGTTTCTCGCCCCAGCCGTCACATGACACCGGAGAAACATCAATGCTCGTAAAATGTATCAGCGACAATTTCGCGCACGTCCACTGGTTCAAGGACGCTCAAGGCACGTGGCGCGGGCGCAAGATCGTGAAGGGCGATACCTTCAACGTGATTGGCATTCCGCCCCATTGGGCCAGGTTTGTCATTCCTGTGAAGGGCGAACGTGTTGCGGTCACCAACCCGGCGGAGAGCCCCGAAATGGAGGCACTCAAGGCCCGCTACAAGGAGGTCACCGGCCGCGCGCCGCGCTACACGTGGGATGCGGATACGATCCGCGCCAAACTGGATGAGAAAACGGGCGACAGTGAAGGGGAGTGAGCCCGCACCGATTGACCGTATGAGGATGGCATGAGCTACGCAATCACGACAGCGGACGTTCTGGACGGGTTCACTACAGGCGCCAGCACGGCTGACCTTGACGCATATATCGCCGTTGCCGACCAGGCCGATACGTGCCTGACTGCAAACGGCGTGTCTGTGGCCATTGGCAAGCAGCTCAAGGTACTTGGCGTCCGTCATCTGGCGGCGAACGCCAATGACAGGGGGGCGGTCACACAGGAGCGGGCCGTCTCAGGCGCATCCCGCAGCTACTCGGAACGCCTTGGGGGCGAAACAGGATACCTGCAAACCTTACGCACCATCGACCAGTACGGGTGTGTCATGGCAGCGATCAACAATAATGCCCGGGTCCAGTTGCGTTCGGTCGGCAGACGGGCAAGCTGATGGGTACGTTTTCCGACTGGTCCTACACGGCGAAGTGCACGGTCTGGGAACCGACGCTGGACGAGTACGACCAGCCGTCCAGCTATACCAGAACAGTGCATGACTGCTCATTCAAGGCGGGGGGCGACCTGGCGGCGAACGATGTTGGAGAACGGTTCATGCCGAAGACAACGATCTATCTCGCGGCTACAGACGCCAACGCGCCAAAGGTCGGCAGTTACGTGGTGACCGGGGAAAGTCTCGCCTCGGCACCCACTGTTGATGCGGAAATAATCCGGGCGGCCATGAAGCACGACTCAAGCTTGTTCGATGAGGGAACGCCAGACAGGGTGTTGGTGACGGGATGAGCATCACAGTCAGCGTTGGCGGGCTCACCGCGGCTCAGGATGCGCTGGAAAAGGCCATGAAGGACGTACAGGTTGAAAGCGAGGAAATGCTTGCGGTCATGCTTCAGGCCATCGCGGCAAATACTATGCCATATGTGCCTGTCGATACCGCCGCGCTGATCAACAGCGAGCGGCGGTGGACGCAAATGACCAAAGCCGGGCCTGTAGGCCATATCGAGTACGGCGGGCAGGGCACGGGTGCGCGCGGAACTCCGGTACAGGAATATGCGGTGTATGTCCACGAGGGGCCGCAAAAGAACTGGCAGAAGCCCGGCGCGAGCAACTTGTTTCTCGCCAAGGGGGTGGAGGACTTCATCCGCGACGACCTGTCACGGATCATCACGGCGTATAGCCAATGAGCAGGGTTCTTCTGGAACGCGTCCGGCAACACATAGTCACCACTGGTGGGCTTCTTGGTGCCTATACGGTGAGATACTACCGGTGGTCTGACAAGGACCTGTCGGGCGCGGCAAGCGTTGCCCTGTTCCGCATGTCGGGCACGGGCGGCGGGGCCAACCATGAAGTACAGAAACCAGACGTATCGCTCTTTCTTCTGGCATCGCCATCTCTGGTGAAGCAAGCCGACGACGACATGTTGTCGGTACTGCAATACCTGCGGTCGGACTATGCGGGGACGAGTGTCTTCGCATATCATCCGTTGCAGGGCTACACCGGCCCGGCCTATCTTGAGAATGGCCGGGCCATGTTTGAAATGGTCATACGCTGCGGCGTTGAAGACCACTAAAGGAGGCTGACCAATGGCGGCAGCAGCAGGGCGGGCAATCCGCATTGCCTTTGATGCGGACGGGGCTGGGGCTGGCGCGGCGATTGCCATCGTCGGGTCCACCAAAGACAATTTCGAGATCACCAAGGAAGGCATCAACGTCACCGACAAGGACGATGCTGGTGTGCAGACGTTCATCGATGATGTGGTCGGGACATGGGCAATGAGCGGGGGTGTCGATGGCTTCTTGAAGGACACAACGATCCTCGCCCTTATGAACGACACGAGCCAGTTCACTCACACGATGGAAGTGGCGGTTGCCGGGCTTGGTACGTACCGTGGCTTGTTCGCCATCACCAACTTCAAGGTTGATGGCCCTGAAGGGGCGGAAGCTGCAACTTTCTCGTTCCAGATTACTTCGTCTGGCACAATCACGTTCACCTGAGGGGGTAAAGCATGAGCGTTTCGCGCGAGATGACAATGGAGTATGCCGGGGAGACGTACCGTTTCGACTTCTCCAACAAACTCCTTCGTCGCATTGATGCAGGATTGGCCCCGCAGACGTTTTTCGGCGTTCTCGGTGTCATTGATGGAAGGGAGGCCCCACTTCCGGCGCTCGCCTTCATTATCTCCGAGATGCTCAAGGAGGGCGGTGGCGAGTTTACGGAAGACGATGTGATCGAAGAGCTATACGATGACATCCGAACCAACAAGGGCAACGGTATCCGCCCGCTTGTTGAGGCGATTGTCGCGTGCGTCTCCATGCCGGGGCAAGCCCGGGGAAACTCCCCGGCCCCGGCTCAGGGGCCAAAGAAGGCAAAGGCCAAGGCCAAGAGGGCCACACCCAGGCCATAGACTGGAACAGCATGTATCTTGCCGCCCGGGCGTGGGGGGTGCAGCCCAGCGAGTTCTGGTCCATGAGCTTTGGCGAATGGCTGCTGGAAGCGCATCACCAATGGCTTGAGTCCGAAGATGGCAGGCTCTGGCAGAAAAAGCAGGTTTGGATGGAAGATGCGGACCTGACCCGGGAAGAGTGGAGAGCCAAATATGGCCTTGCCTAAAATCAGTCTGGATATTGACGCGGATGTTGGCGGGGCCCTTGATGGCATTGAGAGGGTGCAGGGCAAACTTGATGGGTTGGCCAGAGAAGGGACCCGGACCGGGGCGGCGATGGGGAAGTCCAGCGCCTTTGGGCGTGGCATCCAGAATGCCTCATACCAGCTTGGCGACTTCGCCACGCAGGTTGGGGCTGGTACAAACGCCAGCATCGCCCTGGGACAGCAGCTTCCGCAGTTGCTTGGCGGATTCGGCATTCTCGGGGCCGTTCTTGGCGCGGTCGTTGCGATTGGTGTTCCGCTTGCCCGAACGCTAAAGACCATGAGCGACAACGGCACCGAGCTTAGCGGTGTTCTGGGTACGATGCAGCCGCTCGCGGAAAGCATGGCGCGGGCGTTTGGGTCCATGCGAGACGCCGGTATCCAGATGGCAGAATCCATCATAAACAACATGGATCGGATCATCTCCATTGCCCTTGTTGCTGCTTCTGTGTTCGGCGTTCGAATGGTGGCTGGTTTTGTGGCTGCCCGTGTGGCGACGTTTTCGCTTGCCGCCAGCATGACTTTTCTTCGAGGTGCATTGATCCGCACAGGGATAGGCGCCCTTGTCGTCGGGGCGGGGGAACTCGTCTATCAGTTCAGCAGGCTGGTGCAGGCCGCGGGCGGTTTCGGGGCGGCACTCGTGGTCCTGAAGGACATCGCGATGGAGACCTTTGAGCGCATCGGAGCATACATCACGATCCTTTCGACGAACTTCCAACTTCTCATCAACGACATGCAATATGCGTGGGTCATCGGCCTCGGAAACATGAAGACGAAGTTTGGCGAATTCATGGACGGCATCGCGGCGATCGCCCCAGAGTTCATGAACTTTGAAGGCGGAAACGCTGAGGAAGCGGCGAAGGCGCAGGTTGACGCCATGGCTGCGCTCAATGATTCGTTGTTTGACATTCTCGCGGAGCAGAGTGCCGCCAGTGATCTTCTGGCTCAGCCGTTGGAGAGCATCCAGACGCTGAAGGACCTGCTGGCGTCCATCAAGGAAGAGGGGCTGGACCTGCCAAGCCTGTTGTCTGGCGATAGCGGCGGCGGAGAGGGCGGCGGCGGCGGCGGGGAGGGCGGAGACAAGAAGTCCGCATGGGAACGCGCCATTGAGGCCATTGAAAAGGTCAGGCAGGCATACGAGGGCCTCAGGTCTGCTCAAAGGTCTGTCTGGACTGAGGCCGCGAACCTGATCCAGATGTTTGCCGGGAAATCCAAGGTGGCAGCGCTTGCCGCTCTTGCGATCCAGAAGGGGCTTTCCATCGCTCAAATCTTTGCCAACTCGGCTGCGGCACAACTTCGTGCTCTGGCTGAACTGGGTGTGGTAGCAGGCACGCCTGTGGCGGCCAAGATTGCGGCGTATGGCAAGATACAGGCAGCACTTGTGGCGGCGCAGGGCCTCGCGCAGGCCGGGGGGATCGGCGGCGGCAGTGGCCCAAACCTTGGTGGCGGTGGCGGCGGCGGCGGCGGGTCAATCGAGACCCAAGACAGTGCGCGATCAATGCAGATGCGGTCGTTGACAATCATTGGCGATCGGTTCAATCGCGCCCAAGCCATCCAGATTGCCGAGTTCATGAACGAAGGCACTGACGATGGCCTTGTGGTCAGGGGGCGCTAGATGACTGTCGAGTTTCAGAGCGGGTATGCCCTCCCCGGCGGCGATCAGCCGCTAAAGCACGCGCGCATTCTGCACAATGGCAATAGGCATCGCGTCAAGACGGTTACCGCCAGCGATGAAGTGACGGGCTATCCGGGCAGCGCAGCCAACGCCGGTGACACGGTAGACAGGTGGAGGCCGTTCACGAATGATATCACTGAGCCGGATGATTTCTCCCTGTGGACGACCATCCTTAATGTGACGGTCGGATCTGACGGGCAAACCATAACCGAAACAACAGCCACAGACGAGCACAGGGTTCTAATATCGCACACATTCACGGCTGTAGAAACCGTTGTTGCATTCAAGGTTAGGCGGCAAACGGTCCCGGAAATCAGAATATCGGCGTTTGACGGCGTTACCCACGGGTGTTTCTTCGATCTCCGGGATGGGACTGTCGGAACGGCGGTCAGTTGCACGGGACAGATTGTCGACCTCGGCAATGATGAGTTCCTCTGCTCGATCTATTTCACCGCCCTCGCCGGGGCCGGGAATGTCCAGTTACGGCTTGCTAATGGCTCCGAGCTGGTCAGCTACACCGGCAGCACGGCGAACACGATCCTGGTCTTGCGGGCATCCGTGAACGACAGTATCGCCACGCTCAGATATGACCTGTTCGAGGCGCAATCCGGTGATGTGATCTGCCTTGCAGGGCACAACTTCGGCTCAACCGGAACGCTGGTGACGCTGCAACACGACAGTAACGAGGACGACACGTGGACTGACATTTCGTCATTCACGCCAAGCAATGACAGCCCGATCATGAGCATACTTGTTCCGGTGACCTCCCCCCGATGGAGGCTGCAAGTAAGCCGGGGCGTGTTGCCCGAGGTGGCCGTGTTCCGGCCCGGGCTGGCGTTGCAGATGCAGCGGTCGTTCTACGCCGGATTCAACCCCGCCCCGATGGCCCGGGCAACCCAGGTCACGGGCAATATCAGCGGCAGCGGGGAGTTGCTTGGGCGGTCCAGAAAGAGGACGATCCTTCAGGCCTCCTACAAATGGGAGAACATCACCTATGCCTGGGTCAGGGCGAACCTTGACGGACGCGACGGGCTTATCCAGGCGGCGGAAGTTGAGCCCTTGTTCGTCGCGTGGAGGCCGGGGGAAACCGATGACGTTGATTATCTCATGAGAGCGTCCGTAACGCCGCCGCAGGCGCAAGGCACCAAGGATCTTTGGACATTCTCCATGGCGGGGGAGGTTTACGCCTATGAGTGAAGCCGACCTTGACCGCGAGCCTATCGAGCTTCTGCAAATCCTCACGCCGAAGTGCGCCAACACCTATGGCCTCGCGCCGTGCACTGCGGCTGCGGGCGTCGGGTCGGAATGCTTCAACTGTCGAAACACATGTCAGGACGTTGAGAACTACCGCGACACGCCTGACCGACACTTGGCGCCTGATCTGCTCTTGACCAACGGGGGGGCTATCGCAAGCGGAGACATCACCCGAACCTCCGATCTGTTCGCCTCGTTTGAGGTGCGGTTTGGGTCCGCCCCGGATGGCATCATATGGGAACAGGGCGGCAGCGCTGATTTCGCGGCCTATCTCGGGGTCACGAGCGGAAACCTTGTCTTCCGCGCCGGGGACGGGACTGTCACCAGCGGAGTGAACGCCGGGAAGGTGTCTGTAGACGCAATGCAGTTTTCCGGCAAAAGCATGACGCTGTATGTCGGGATAGATTTCGTGGCCAGTGGCGCCAGCACTGTCAGCCTATGGGTGTTTGACCCGGTAGAACTGACCTTGACGCTGTTGGGCACTGACGGGTTCACGGCGAGTACCGCATGGGCCGGAACGGATGCGGGTGCGATCGGGCAGCTTGGCGGCAGTAACGTCGCCACCGGGGAGAGCGTGGCGAGTTGGGGGGATGGAACCATCATCGCGCGGCTCTATGACGCCACCTCGGCTCCCTCTGACATGAGCGACAACTTTCGCAAGGAGCTATGGCTTGGGCGTGGGGTGAAGGGCGAGCCGACCGAGGACAAGTATATTCTCCCCTGCCTCGGCGATGTCGGAACGATAAGCAGCCGGATCAACCTCAATGCCGCTGACGACAATTACGAGCCGCTTGGACGCCGGGCCACTCTCGACTTCACCGCGGCGGACTTCACGCATAGCGATATTGGCCAAGACCCATATTTCGCCACCCGGCTTTACGATCCGAGGGAGCGCAGCACCTTCTGGCGCAAATGGCTGATCAGGGAAAAGTATGGTCGGGTCGGGGCTCTGGTTCGGCGGTGGACAGGATACCGGGGGCAAAGGCTGGCGGAGTATCGGTCGCAAGCATTCATTCTGGACAAGGTGGGCTATACCGAAGACGGGGTTTCCGGCCATTGCCGTGACATCCTGAGCAAGACAGAATTCCGCCGGGCACAGATTCCGGAGCCAAGCCCGGGCGTTCTGGGGCTGGACGTTCTTGCGGCCGACACGAGCTTTATCCTGGCGGGAGACGTGACCGAAGAATACCCGGCGGCGGGAACGCTCCGGATCAATGACGAGATCATGACCTATACGGGGCGAAGCGCGGCGGGCGCGCCTGTCATGACCACGTTTACCGGCGTTACGCGGGGAACGGACGGCAGCGCGGCGGACGACCACGATGCTGGCGATCTGGTCCAGCTTTGCCGCAGATACACGAACGACACGATTACGAACGCCCTGATTGAGTGGCTGGTGGACGATTCTGAAATCCCGGCACAGTATATCGACCTTGTGGGCATTGCCGAAGAAGACGCAGCCTATCTGGATGCGTATACTCTGACCGGGCTACTGACGGAACCAAATGGCGCCGGGAAGCTGATAGGCCGCCTGAATGAAGAATGTTCGTTCTACATGTGGTGGGATGAGCGCGCGCAAAAGATACGGATGCAGGCTATCCGCGCGGTGGATGACAACGATGTCATTGCCGACTGGTCGAACGAGGGCAACATCATCGGGGATACGCTGAAGCTAACCGAATACCCGAAGCAGCGCCTGAATGTGATCACGTTCCGCTACAACCCGCGCGACTTCGCTGGGGACATGGAAAAGTCAGCCAACTTCAAGAACGGCCTCAAGCTGATCAACGGCACGACCAGCTTGCCAGAACAATATGGCAACCTTGTCCAGACCCGAGATATCTATTCGATATTCCTGACGACAGAAGCGCAAGCGAACCAGACAAGCAGCCGATTGGCGATCCGGTATGCGGACGTGCCTCAGTTCGCAGAGTTCTATGTAGACGCCAAGGACCGGGCGGTCTGGGTTGGAGATATCGTGAAGCTGGATCACCCGATGTTGGTATCCCCTCAGGGGGTGCAGAGAATGCGCAGGTGGCTGGTTGTCGAGGCAGAGGAAGTCGACCCGGGCCACATCTTGCGCTATGTCTGCGCTGACATCACGCTGGATGGAACGATATACAAGATCACCGAGAATGGAATCGGGGATTACACGCCAGAGTTGTTCGATTTGGATAACGCATTCATTACGGACAATGCTGGACTAAACCCGGACGGCACAAGGGGGGCTACGATTAGCTGATGGCATTTGCTTGGACAAGTATCACGAATGCGCAAGTTGCCGCAGGGGCAAGCCTGACTACCGCGTTGATGACAGCGCTCAGGGACAATGTTGAAGGCGCCGCGCAGCGGGCACCCGGCGCACCGAAAATATTCGGCGTGCCGTATGACTACCAAGAGTTCACGGCCAGCGGCACATGGACAAAGCCCAGCAACGCGGAAAGCGGCGATAAGGTTGCAGTTCAGGTTGTTGCTGGCGGGGGCGCCGGGGGTAGGGCCGCCACCGGCGTGGGGGGGGGCAGGGGCGGCTCTGGCATACTCCTCAAAATCAATGACATTGACGACCTTGCCTCGTCGGTCTCTGTGACTGTTGGCGCTGGCGGCGTTCCAACTGCGACCACCGGTGGGAATGGGGGAAGCAGTGCTTTTGGTGCAACCACTGATCGTAATTACCTCTTTCTGGGCGGTGGCTCTGGGGGTTTCACTACTTCAGGTGCTACAACGGCCACTGCCTCAACATACGGAAATACGGCATGGGGTGAAGCATCGCTTCAGGACGCGCTTGTTGGTGGGGGAAATGGGGGAGATGTCGGCTCGGTCGGAACGGGTGGCGGCGGTTCCGAATACGGCGGCGGTGGCGGCGGCGGTCCCGGGAACACCAATGGTACTACTGGCGGAACTGGCGGACTGTCTGTCCGTGCCGGTGTGGGCGGCTATGGCACGTCGAACAACACAACGACAGGATGGGAGGACGGCGCGTTCCCCGGCGGCGGCGGCGGCGGCGTAGACAGTACCTCGGGCGTTGCTCTTGGCGGCGCTGGCGGCGATGGTGTCGTTAGGGTATGGTGTTACAGGGAGGAGGCGTGATGGACCAGCCGGAAATCAAGCGGGGCGTGCTGGTGGACCCGCAAGGGTTCTTCCTCGGAGCATTCCAGTGGGAAGCAGGAACGCCCGCGCCGAAGTTCAACACCAAGGCAATGCGCAACGACCCGGCCAAGAGGCTGCACCTTCTGACAGAGGACGCCGCACTGAATGTTCCAAGCGCCAAGGCCCGATGGGATTTCAACGCCAAGGCATGGGTTCTGCCGGAAACCAGGTTCTTTATTGTCGAGGAAAGCACAGGCCGGCTTTGCGGGGGCGTGACGGAATGGCCGGAAAGACTGCGCGGCCTGCCGCCCGGCAAGGTCTATGTCGATACGCCCCCGCCGCCTGAGAGAGCCCGTCGCTCTGTCTGGAATGCGGGCGTGCAAGAGTGGCAAGATCAAATCCGCGTTCTATTGGTGACCCCGGAAGGCGTGGTGGATAACATCGTTCTCGAAAGCCCACTTGCATCCGCACACAAGATAGCGGTGCCGAAGGGGTGGAAACGCTTTGACGACAAGCCCGGCACCCGTTCGCCATGGCCAAAGACATGGGATGGATTGCCTGTCGGCATCGGGTGCCGAATGAACGCTCAAGGCGCATGGGAGCAACCGGGAAGACCCCAACCGCCGGATGCGCCCGCATGATCGACGCCATCCGCCGCGTTATCGCCGAACTGAAGAAGCCCGGCTATGGCGGCAGCCCATACATCCGCGGCATCATCGGCATTGCCCATTCTGTTGTCGGGGCGGCCATGGCTGAATTCTTCGGGGTGTATGGAACTGGCGCGGCCTTGGGCATCGGGGCGGGCTACTGGTACCTGAAAGAGCGTGGCGACCTTCGGCGCGGTGGCGCATGGAAGGACGGTATCGAGGACGCGATATTCGTAGCCATTGGCGCATGGTATGGTACCCCATGGTGGCCGATTGCAATATTGGCGGTGGGCTTCGCCGTCATGGTCAGGGCGGAAGCACGGCGATGAGCCGCGCCCCCTACGCATCAATCGGGCTTCGCAGGCACGGGAACGCGCAGGAGACGGTGTCGTGGGCTTTCTTCGCCACGTCCATGATATTCTGGATCGTGGCCGTGACCCGCGACGAGCCGATCATGCCGATTGCAAACTATGGTGATGCGGTTGTCCAGTATCCCGCAGAGTGGTGGGCCGGGTCGATCATGTTGGCGACCTCGGCTCACCTTCTCGGGATCATCATCAACGGCAGATGGCGCTGGTCGCCTGCGCTGCGCTTCTGCGGGTCGCTATGGCAAGTCGGCACGCTGTTTGCCTTTGTCTTCGGGGCCATGACTGCGGAATACGACTTCTTCGCCATTCCATGCGGCGTATTCGCGGTGGTGTATGTGTGGTTTCTCGGCTGGAATACGGTCGACTTGGCGAGAGTCGTTCGCGATGGAGCCTGGTGACGTTGCACTCGTCGGGCTGATCCTTGACGCCGTTAGAGAGGGTGCCATCCCGGGCTTGGCCGCTGCCATCCTTGGCGGGGCTCTGATCTGGCGCGAGCGCGAAAAGCAACGGGACCGCGAAAAGCAAAGCGACCAAAAGCCGGACCATGTTGCCGAACAGCTAAAAGAGCTGCATACTCGCATCACCCAGAGGCGCGACGAAATAGCCGCCCTGCAATCGCGCGTATCGCGGATAGAAGGTCGGCTTGACGCACAAAGTGATAGGAAAGGCAAATGAGCGCAGCCAGCTTCCCCGTGGCGATGAAATACCTTGCCGAATACGAAGGCGGGTACGTGAACGACCCCCACGACCCTGGCGGGGCTACCAATCGAGGTATCACGCAGAAGACCTACGACGCCAGCCGCCGGAGCAAGGGCCTTCCCCTTCGCCATGTCACGATGCTGACCGACGCCGAACACGACGCGATCTATGCTGAGCAGTACTGGGAGCGCGTGCGAGGCGACTTCCTGCCGCCGGGTGTTGATCTGGCGGTGTTTGACTTCGCGGTCAACAGTGGTGTTCGCCGCGCGTCCGAGTATCTGCAACGGATCGTGGGGGCCAAACCCGATGGGTATATCGGCTTCATCACAGCCGAGGCTGTCTGGGCATACACCAATCGTCATGGTGTTGAGCGCCTGATCACCGAATACTGCGCGGCTCGTGAGCGGTTTTTGCGCGGCCTGCCCACTTTTTGGAGGTTCGGCAAGGGCTGGATCAGGCGCGTGGTCGGCAAGACGCCAGGTGCCCAGCCTGGGGCGGATATGGGTGTCCTGGATCTGGCCATTGCCCTGCACCGCGATAGTTCAGGCTTCCTCCCGAGCGGAATACCCCGCCCCGTCGCGCCCAAGGCGGGCAGGGCGACCAAGGACGCAGCACCCCCAAACGGCCTGGCTGGCCTTCTGGGGTCAATTCTGGCAGCATTCAGGAGGAAAGCATGAGCACGCAGCATAAGGCATGGTCTCGGTCCAGGACAATCTGGTTTGGGGTCGGCACCGGGCTTGCCAGCACGGGCAGCGAGTTGATGTTCATGGCTGATCTGCTGCCCGAGGCGTGGCAGATTCCCGTTCGCATCGGGCTGGGTGTCATCACCGCCATTGGCATCGTCATCCTTCGCGTTATCACCGACAGCCCCATAGGCGCGAGATGACGTGGCTTTTCATCTCACTCCGCGGGGTATGGCGCGCCATCACAGGTCCTGTGGGCGCGTTCTTCGCAACCCCGTTCGGCAGGTGGATCGGCAAGGCGCTGCTGATCATCCTGACTGGTGGCGCTGCCCTGCTGATCGCCCGCCGGGATGCGGCCAAGGACGCGCGGGCCGAAGACAAGATGCAAGACCTTCAGGAAGACCTTGAGACCGTAAGGAGGGTTCAGAATGAAACTGCCAGCATTACTGATGCTGATGATGCTCGCCGGGTGCTCTTGGCTCGACAGTCGCGGGACAAATGAGGGGGCGTATCTCGCGCTCCGACCGACTGCCGACGAGCTGGCTGACGCTCTGGCGGAACACGGCGCGCCGGATGAAGTCATGGTGGCGGGCGTAAGGCTGATCTGCGCTGTTGACGCGCTGGGGCCTGATCCGTGCCCGTAGTGATCGAACCAAACAGCAGGTGACGCTATGGAATACCTTCTGACATTCACATTCTGCATCATGGCCAATGGTCAACCTGATTGCGCGACTACCGGGCCGATCGACGGTGGCTATGCGACCGAGGCAGAATGCAACACAGCCGCAATGATCATGAACGAGAAGCTGGCCATTCTGGCATCCACCGCCGGGCACAAGGCATCCATGTCCATGTGGGCGTGTGATCTGCCGGGTGAGCCTGCGTGAGTATTTATTGAGACGCGGGCTCGCGTGTCTTCTTTCCACGTCGCCGCGTCTCAGGCGGTGTGCCTCGGGGCGGCCAAGTCCGCTGTCGCCATTCCTAAAGCCAAATATCCGGCCCATTGGCAGCCTCAATCAGCCAATCCGCATGGCATGGCTCGCCGGGTTTGCACCAGCAGCACAAATCGCGCCCGCGCAATTCGTCCTCGATCAGACGCAGATTGAAGATGCTGATCTCGTAATCCAGCAGCTTCGTTTCATTCACCGGCGGCCCGTTGTGGGTGTATGGGTTCATCATCCTGGCATATAGCCGGACGGCGGTTGCCGCGTCGGGAACGCCGGGATCGCCCACGCGATAGGGGTTTCCCCACCGGGTGCCGCGCGTCACCACAACGGCCCCAGCCGGTTTGCGCCAACCTTTTGCGCGCCGAAGTTGAATGCGTTCAGGCATCGACGATCCTTTCATGTTCTATAGCGGCGGCAAACATGTCCATCTGGTGCGGTCGCTCAGTCTTCACCGGCGGCTTCCATACCCACGGGCCCCGCCGCCTGCGCAGAGGGACAATCCGTTCCGGGGACGTAAGCCCATGTCATTCCATCCCCCACGGCGGGGCCGGAAGCCTGACGGGCGCGAGGGCGGCGGCGGTGGAATTCACGGACGCATAGGGCACCATCACAATATACGTTCCCGGCATGTTTGCCGTTCCCTTTCTTTTTTCCTTGCACGCAAGGCAATCACACAGGTAACCGTCAGCCCTCATGGCGCAGCATCGGCAGATACCACGCGTGTTGGTGCGGCCAAGAGTGTTTTCACAGCCTGGCGATGCGCATGTGCGAATCATCCTACATCCCCCTTCTGGGCTGCCACCAGACGGCCCTCCGCCACGTCAATCGCGATTGTCGGTGCCTGCGGGCCGATCTTGATCGCAGCGTCGAGCGCATCGAGATATGGTTGCCAGTCGAAGCCAGAAGACCCCGCCGCCGCCACCGCCTTCACCGCCTCCGTCTCCGCCGCCGCCGCCTTCGCGCGCCGCGCCTTCACCGTCGCCCACTCCGCCTCCGT